GACGAGTTCTTCAACATAGTTCATAAGATTAATGATCTTTCTAAATTAATTCCTGTGTAATAAGTAAGATGATGCGTTTTGTAATCTTAGCCCTTTTGGCCTTCGCTCTCATATATGAAAAGAAGTCACAATCCCCCGAAGTCTTGGGTTCAAAGAATTTCCATCTCAGTGCAGGTATGTCCAAGCAGGTGTACCTTCTCATGCACAGGGAAGGTATGAGTCAAGAAAACCTCAAGAAGTTCGTTCAATTGGAGGATCGTTTTCTTCAAATTGAACGAAATTCGGTGTGTTCGGGTATTTCCTACATCGTTGAAGCGACAATCCTCTCAAACATGATAAAGGATATGTTCCCAAATTATAACTTTGCGTATCATACGATTCACCTTAAGCAGGTAGCTGAACCAACTAAAACTGTGAACACACGAGTAACATGTTGAGAAGGTTCCACACAAGCATGTGATGCTTGGGGCTCTCAATTTTGTTGTAATTCTTCACGATGTGCATGATGAGTGCGTTATCATCTTCATCATGCAATTCTAATAGATGTTTCACTGGATCAGGTGCATTAGCAAACTTTTCATCAACTTTGAAGTCAAGTTCAAGTTCACACATAATCTTTTCACTCTCTCTCCCCTTTCTAATGTAATCAGCCACAATATAGATCACTGCGTCTAAAAGCTCTTCTTGACACATGTTAATCCAAGAGTTTTCAGGTGTTCCCCATTCACGGGTATCGGAATTGACAATCACACCGTGGCCATATCTCTCCTTACCCAACTCAAGGCGTCCAATCAATTGTTCTTCAATTGATCCCATATTTAATTATCTTTGTGACTTATTCCTTAAGTTTATCCATGTCTTTTTGTACTTTTCAAGTTGTTTCATTGTTGGTCCATTCTTCATAATATAATTTGCCGCAGCATCTCTGTATTGGGCAACAAGCTTGTTTGGTACACCCGCGACATTCAATTGGTTACGAACAACTTTCTTTTCCAAGTTTCTACCTCTCTCAGTCTTCCACCGGTCCACGAGGCGTTTCTTGAGAGTATCCACATCCTTTTTGAAAGGGATACCTTGTTTATTTCCAGTCTTCAATCTATTGAGGCGCATTTTCATTTCCTTGACATCATTGTTAAGGGAAGGCATCACATTCTTGTAACGATCCATCCATCGTTTGCCATAGAGCTTTACAATATCTTTACGAATGGAGTTTTCATTGAGACCTCTCTTCTTGACGACTTGCTCCTTCTTTACATCTCTCTTCTTTTGAGCCACTTCCTTACGAGTGGGTGGTGTCTTTGGTTTAGGTTTGGGGGCAAGCATGGCGTTGCGCGCATTTTCAATCTTCTTACAGAGTGTGGCCTTTGTCTCTTTGGAATCAAGTTTAATCTTGAGGATGCCGGCAACTCGGAGAAGTTCAGTCTTGCTGTATCCTGTACAAGTAGCGCGTCCAACCTTGAAGTTGTTACCCGATCCAACGAGGGCAACATTCTTCTTCTTTTGGGTGTTACGGAAAGTGGCACTCTTCACCCCCGAGATCTTCTTAATCTTTTCACAAATCTCCTCCTTCTTTGTTGAAGTGGTGATACCAACAACACCCATCTTCTTTGCGAGATCCACAAGCTCTGGTTTTGGCATACGCATACACTGCTTGGCGTCAATTTTGAGAGCCGACGCCTGCTTCTTGCTCAAAATAGATTTCTTTTTGGGGGATCTGACTTTCTTTCCCTTGACCAATCTGTTTGGTACAGATGCGGTTAGGGAGATTTCCCCCTTTTCGTAGAGCATTTTTGCCAATTGGGAACCATCTGTATACGACGCGAGCATATCCGTGGGTGTTGGAGCACCAGATATTTGAATGTTACCAGACTTGGCCAATATATACTTGTGACCCTTGTATGTGAGATACATAAATGGTGAGAGTTCCGCTTCGTACTTGACATCGGTAGCACCATAATTGGTCACGAATTTTCGCACCAATGCGTCCATACTTTTGAAAATACCATTCACTCTAAACTGACCACTCAGATTATTGTATTCAAATGGGCTATAGAGGAAGGCTTCCTTCTCGCTATAGTTATTCACAATGAATCGGCGGATGAGTTCGGGTTGATTTGAGATATTTGACCCAATAAATCCACCCGAGAAGCGAATTTTACCATTTCTATAAAAGTTGATTGTGGCACCCTTAGATTCGGTCTCATCTGAAATCGTCACCTTCAATTGAACAGTAAAAAAGTCCTTGTTAAGGTCACCCCGCTTCCCATATTCGCGAGTGTGGGAGAAACCCGTCGTAAAACGGCCATAGACACCATTAATCTCTTTGGTGTCTAAATAAAGACCCTCACCAATGGGTGTTCGTGGAAGTGGGGTCTTAAGGAGAATCTTCTTAAGGTTGATTCGGGTTTCGGCGCTAAAGTTCTTATTCACAGTCGCGTTGAACATTCCTGGGTTCAACTTACTGACCTTGAATGTCAAAGTGGGCGTTGCGGGCTTCAGAGCCATTGCGATAATTTCGTTGGTATTGTTATTATCATTGCTATTTGAATTATGAACAAATTGAGCAAACTCTCCATAGTTTTCGTTGCTCATAATATTTTTTTCAAGGCGGGGAGGAAACGCCATATCCGCCTCAATATCTCTAATTAGTGCGTTATTTGACGCAGTCGTAGAAACCGAACTTGGACTGTTCGTGGGACGCACCTCCACCCCCGACTGCTGGACAAATTCTCTGAGCTGCTGACTCATATCTACTATTGGGCAGTATTTTTTTTAGTAGTCATCGGTGAAACCAAGGGATTCTTCAACCACATCTAAACCATAGATGACCGGTTGTTTTGGATAAGTTCTACCCTTGTAGTTGACGACTTCTTCCCTGACCTCAATGTCCCTTGAACTGAAAGGACCCGCATAGAAGTCCTGGTTGAACTTGGGCTTGCCCAAATTGTTTGCTTGACAATGTTGATTGAATACCTGGATGAATAACTTTTGAGGCACAAAGAGTTCCTTTCCAAAGACAATGTTTGTACTTTCCAGGAAGTTGTGGAGTGTACTCGCAACCATAGCCACTTGCTTCTGGATCTTCTTGAAGTACTCTGGAACCACGTTCCAGATATCTTTGTTCCTGTACTTATTTGAGTATTCAAGATACGCTTTGACACACTTGAGAAGAATGATGGGCAATTCTCTGTTCAACTTTTCATCAAGTTGTGGGTCGGCATCTCTTACCTGTTTTGAGAAGTTCCACGCCAAAATACGGCGGAGAACGGAACCGGAGTTATCCTTCCAGTTTGGAACTTCATTCCCCCCAAGGACCCCGGGAACATTCCACTCAATTGAGACCGCAGTCTTATTCTTTACAGCAACAGACACATCTTCACCTGAAACCATAGATTGGAACTCCGCCTGTTCCAATGCGAGGTCACCTTTGACCTCTGGTGCAATAAACATAAATGAATCTTTGATAGCTGAAAGACCAAACTTCTTTTCAATGTTGTTTGAAAGGGTGCCGACATCCTCATTTTCATAGAACTTTTTGAACACTTTTGTAATGAGGGTAGACTTACCTGAACGCGCGATACCCTTGAAGAATGGAATTACCTGCCAGCCATCTAATTCACCCACATCATAACAGAGACGACCACCCATGACATACGCCCAGTTACAGACTTCATCCTCAAAGTTTTGATACTTGAGGACTGAATCAAACCACGGTGTTGGAATATCTTGCCATCTCTCAATGTGAGAGAAGTCATCAAACTGTTGGTCAAAGTACTTACACGCAATGATAGTGGGATCAAGGCATCGGAACTCTTGACTATCGTATGGGTAGAAACAGCAATCATAGATCCCCTTGTCCGGAATCCATTCTTTTCCGACAAAGACACCATTTTTAAATGACCATACATGACGCCTCTTTGTAATTTCTGGAAACTGGGCATCAACACATTTTGTCATATTATCAATAACATCTCGGAAAACAGAGCCACGACTTGTAAAGTTTTTCCATGTAATGAAGTCGTCATCTTTTTGTGCGAGTGAATAGACAAACTGTTCAATGGTGAACTTTGGTTGCCAGGCGCGAGTTCTGTGTCCTTCCACTGTTCGGATTTCTTCACAGCACTGACCCTTGTATCTACGATAGCCAGCTTTGTATGTTTGATCAAGGGAGTACAGGAGACATTTTTGAAATGGTGTAGATTTTTCAACCTCATCTTCATCCATTGTAGATGGATCGCCGTTCAGACTAAATTGTGGTTGAGCTGTTGGATTATCTACTCTCTCAAATGAGGTGTAGTGCCGACGAATGTTTTCGTACCCATCGCTTAATTGTTTAAGGATGTTATTGATACGCTTGACCACGGTAATACCATCATCATTTGGTTCCTGTTTGTGTATTTTAAGATCACGCGCATGATTTTTAAGATTCACGAGATATGTTCTTTGTTTTTCACGGATACCCTTGATAGCCAAAATATCAATTCGTGATGGATTCGGATTACCATATTCATCAAAATTATCAGGGTGAATGAATTGTCGGTATCCCAACTCACGCGCATTTCTAAAATCATTGGTTTTAAGATCCCAACGCTTTTCCCACTTTTCGATAGTACTATTAACCTCATCTTCTTTCATTGATTGGATGTGTTGTTTGAGTAACTCCGTCAGAGCCTCATACTTATTAGGTTCCTTATCAATGAAATGGGTATGTTCCATTTCTATGTATTTACTGAATAACGATTTTTGTTTCTAAGCTGATTTTGGGGGTTGTATTTTGGCAAGCATCTTTATGAGAATCTTGTTTTGGGTTTCTAATTGGTAACAGAGATTGACAAGGGCGGAGCACACGGTGTCGCCGTCTGGGGTCGCCAGAAGGGAGCTCATGAGACCCGCAAGATCCATACCTTCGTCCTCCTCTTCTTGGAAGAAATCTTCTTCTTCTTCGTCAAACTCAATATCCTCCTCTTCGTCGGAGATGATTTCCCCCTCTTCAATTTCATCAACTGGTTCTTCATCCTCAGGGCGAGACGACATTTTAACCTAGACTGAGAAAAATTGAAATCAAAAATTTCGCACCAGGCGCGATTTTGGTCAGAAAAAAAATGTTGGTATATAGTACAAAAACTCTCACAATGGCCGGTGGTCTCATGCAACTTGTCGCTTACGGCGCCCAAGACGTCTACTTGACTGGTAACCCAAAGGTTACCTTCTTCCAAGCTGTCTACAAGCGTCACACTAACTTCGCGATGGAAAACATCGAACAAACTGTTAACGGTACCGCCGCCGACTCAGGCCGCGTGTCCGTCACTGTTGCCCGCAACGGTGATTTGGTCGGCGACATGTACGTCGAACTTCAATCCGCCGCGGCGAACTCCCTCTCATCCGCCGGTGATGACTGCAACTGGGTCGCTGAGCGTGCGATCGCGTCCGCTGAATTGTCCATTGGTGGTCAGCGCATTGACAAGCACTACCAACGCTGGTGGCGTTTGTACTCCGAGCTTTACTTGGACGAATCCAAGAAGGCTAACTGGGGTAAGATGACCACTGCGATCACCGGTAACACCGTGTACTTGCCTTTGATCTTCTTCTTCAACCGCAACCCAGGTTTGTACTTGCCATTGATCGCCCTTCAATACCACGAAGTGCGCATTGACTTCGACCTTGCGTCCACCTTCTCCACCTACTTGAGCACCTCCGTGTTCAAGGTCTGGGCGAACTATGTGTACTTGGACACCGAAGAGCGCCGACGCTTCGCGCAAAAGGGTCACGAGTACCTCATCGAGCAAGTGCAACACACTGGCTCCGACACCGTCACTGCGGGCTCTACCTCCAACAAGCGCCTCAGCTACAACCACCCAGTCAAGGAATTGGTGTGGTGCTTCAACGACCCAGCGACCGCGAACACCGCGACCTCCTTGTGGAACTTCACCACTGCCCCAGGTGCGTCGGACATCGTTCTCGAGTCCAACGCGTTCGCTGAATTGTCTGGTAACTGCTATGTGCCAACCACCTTCGCGTCTGGTGTGCCACTCGTGAAGTGCGGTGAAGCTGGTTCCATTGTTGACTTCACCGAAGAAGCTGCGGGTCCATTGACTGACTTCAAGTTGGTCCTCAACGGTCAAGACCGATTCAAGGCCCAAAAGGGTAAGTACTTCAACCAAGTGCAAGCGTACAACCACCACTCTGGCTGCCCATACCCAGGTGTGTACTCGTACTCCTTCGCGCTCAAGCCAGAAGAACACCAACCAACCGGTACTTGCAACTTCTCTCGTATCGACAACGCCCAAGTCGCGGTCACCATCCCAGCGGCGGCGGCCTCCACCACCATGCACATGTTTGCGGTCAACTACAACGTCCTCCGCATCCAATCCGGTATGGGTGGCCTTAGCTTTAGCTCGTAATGGAGTTAAGATCAGGGCCAAAAAGCAGGCGTTAAAAGCGTTTGTCCTGCTAGTCTGTATGTGCAGGCGAGACAACCTGGTTGCGGGAAGTTCCTTAGAGCTCAAACTACCACCCTCATTTGGAAACTTATGAGGGGATCTCGGTTAATGACCGAACCCGATGGTAAAAAGGTTTGAGATTGGATAATCCGCAGGCGAGAATCTAAGTTCGCTACGACAAGAATATGATTCCGTTTCAACGATCGCTAAGGTGTCGGTGGTAAATGAAGAGTTAGTCACTCTGATACTGCTTAAGGTACGATCTGGCCCACTGGGAAACCTTTGGGATTAACCGTGCTTTCTCCAACTAAGAAAG